TTGAGTGGGATCAATTGAAGAAAATTATTGGCTCAAGCGCCAAAGCTATACTGGACACTGATTTCAAAGGTTTCGATACCTGTCATTCAGCACAGCTAATGTTTAAATGCCTTGATATAATTCAATCGTTCTATGGTAGTCGAGAAGGTAGTGAAGATTATATTGTCAGAACTTCTTTATTTTATGTACTTGTTAATTCATATCACATTATAGGAGAGGTTATTTATCAATGGAACGGATCTATGCCATCAGGCAACCCATTGACTGTTATTATAAATACCTTATGTAATTTGATATTATCACGTTATGTTTACAGAGTTAATTACGGTCCGGGCAGTTTGGACTCCTTTAGATATCATGTATTTGCTGTCGCTTATGGAGACGACTGTCTAACTGGTGTTTCCCCCCATATTCAGGAGGATTATAATCTATTTACACTGGTAGGAATGTATGAAGATTGCGGGTACGTTATAACTGATTCATCGAAAGGTGATGAAGCTGCAGTTAAGTACAAGGATATCACACAGGTTACCTTTTTAAAGAGAATGTTTCGTTATTGCGATGAATTCTCTAGGTATGTGGCTCCTCTAGAGTTAGATGTGATCTTGGAGATTCCATTTTGGAGAAAGGGAGACAATGATGAAATTACTCAATGTACTCAAAATATAGAAAACGGATTTAGAGAATTATCATTACATGGTAAAGAAATCTATGATGAGTGGTCTACTAAAATGGTGGAAAGCTTACGGCTTAACTGCCAACGGGACATGATTGTCCCAAAATATACGTCTGTGCTTATCGAAAAGCTTAACCATCTAGCATATATTTATTAAAATTAAATAAAAAAAAAAAAAAAAAAAAAAAAAAATAAATGAGAAAATTAATGAAAAACAACAAAAAAATAAATGTTAATGCCATTAGCACGGTAGTGTAGGAATTTATTTTCCGAACAGCTCTAGGAGTATCAATTATGATTTGAATATGTGAAAGAAAAAGTTTAAGTTGCCACGATGAATAAAGATTTATATGACTCGAATTATAACGCGACAAGGCCAGTGCCTTATAGATATGTTAACGTTTGTCCTGCTGATAGCAGTACTCACTATGATATTATACGATATAATGCAAAGTGGATGCTCCACAACGCATACTCAACATCATCACCACTATATGACGATGAGAGAACCAAATACGTAAACCAATCAGCAAGTATTGATCCTGGAAAGGACATTATAGAAATTGGGGATGTGAATGCAAGTACAACCACATTCCAGCAGGACGCACCCGCTGCGGTCGCCAAATTCCCAGATTCTAAGGAAATAAATCATGATCTTATTATACCACAAGTTGTGACACCTGTTCAAGATATAAAGGAATTCTTAAGAAGACCAATTATTTTACGACAAGGAACTATAACCACTGCCATGAGTGGTCAATTTGTGGCGCTTGATTTACCTCGAGAGATGCTTGAGAACGTATTGTACAGAGACAAAGTTGCAGGTTTTCTAAATTTTAGAGCAAAGACTATTATTACCTTGCAAGTTAATGCCAACAGGTTTGTCCAGGGCAGAATTATTATGCACTTCTTACCTCAGGCACAAGTTCAAGGGATGTTCCCTGCTAATAGGAATTTAACGCTCACTCAGAAAACTTCGCAACCACATGTTCAAATGGACATTGCCACGCAAACGGAGGCCACCATTGAGATTCCCTGGGTTAGTCCCAAGTTGTATTTTGATATGACGACAGGAAACGGACCTTTAGGAGGTGTTTATATATCAATGTATTCCCCAATGTTAAAGGGCACAGGAGCGGGAGACCCAGATTATACCGTATGGGGACACTATGAGGATGTCGAATTGGAAATACCCACTTTCACTCCTTTTTATACCCAAGGTGGTTTTAAATCAAAGACCAAGAATACTTCTGATAAAGAAAAGGATGCTCTTCAAGTGACGACCATGGGCGCAGGATCTTTGATCCAAAGCGCTAAAAAGACTATAGGGTTAGCAGTACCTTTGCTAGCGAGCCTCGCTGGAGTGCCCACCTGGGCAACTGACATTATTGCCGGCGTAGCAAAGTCATATGGATTCTCAAATCCACGCTTGCTAAATGCTCCCAGTCTTTATAGACAGCAAATTGGTATGTATCTAAGTCAATGTGATAGAGGAGAAGATAGTGATATTTTGGCCTTTACTGGAGACAACAAGGTTGAAGTTCTAGATGGTTTTGGAGGTACAGGAGAAGATGAAGCGTCGATTGGATGCATAGCAGCTAAATTTGCTTACTTTGGTAAATTTTCCTGGGGATTTGATAATACTACTGGACAATTAATGAATACTATACCCATATCAACATTCACTTTTACTGGTGATGAATATTCCTTCACTGATGGAACTAGTATTTGGTATTATTATACCCACACACCAATAAGCGGTTTCATGAATTACTTTCGTTATTGGAGGGGCAGTATCAATCTAAAATTTATAATAGTAAAGACAGAATTTCACACCGGAAGATTGAGTATATCTTATAATCCATCACCGAACAATATAGCACCCACTGCACCGACGTTGGTGCAAACTGATTATTTATTGAGGGACGTCATCGATCTGAAAGTTGGAAATGAGATAATTTTGAATATACCTTACACCAATAATTCGCCGTACACCCATTTGGAAGAGAGGACAGGGACCGTTTATGTTCATGTGTTGAACCCCTTGAATGGTCCAGACACAGTACCTAGTACAGTGGATATTCTAATGGAAGTAGCAGCTGGACCAGATTTTGAAGTTGGAGGATGGCAACCACGTTATGAACAGTACTTTATGGTACCACTGGTAGTTAACAACAATTTCTTTGGAACACAATCTGGTTTTAGTAATCAAGGAGATCTTGGACAACAAACAATAAGCGCTATCGGTAATACTGAAATGTGTGCTCCGAATTTGGCTTCGGCTAGGTTTTGTATGGGTGAAAGAGTTTCCAGTGTTTACCAGATTATTAAAAGAAAATCTTGGTGTGAAAGATACGCGGTGGAATTACCAGTACCAACTAATAAGTCTATGAGAATTAGGCCATTCATGCCATCTGGTATGGGTAGAGGACAATTTAATAGTTTCTTCAATATATCAAATATACTTGGGGATGATTTTTCATTATTTACTATGCTATTCGCTTATTCGCGAGGCTCAGCTGGAGTAAAGCTAGTTACAGAGACTGGCACAGCTTTTAGGAGCTCCCTGGTATTTGAAGATAGAGTCGACGTCAATGTATTTGAAACAGTGACCATACCATCCAATTTACTGAGAACAGCGGTTACATATTCCACAGTGGCGAGTAATGGTGGAGCGGAGATCAGTATCCCCCACATGCACGAATTACATTCGCGCCTCAATAGATTGAGTGTGCAATCGCAAGCAACTGTTGGTTACGGACCATATAGGGATGAGTATATGAGCGCTTATGCTCTCGACATTTCAGCAACGTCTGCAATAACAAATTATGCAATATATCGTTTCGCGGGAGACGATTATCAATTGGGCCTATTTTTAGGTTGGCCACCAACTTACTCCCGCAAAGCACCACCATCCTAGTGATCTGAGACAAGAGCCTGTAATACGAGTGATTATAGGAACATCTCTCTATTGGAAATGATCGAGGGTGTGTGCGTCGTTAAAAGACGAC